ATCTTGAGTTTGCCTTGCTCTGGAAACATCACATGACCAACCCCTACAGTCCACAGCTTTGCAGGGCATTTATAGGGATTCTGCCTCACGCCCTCGTGATGGCGAATCATGTGCAAGCACTTGTCTGAGATGTTCATTTGCCAAAAGCCCGACCACCAAAGTGGAAAGCAATGATTGAGGCAAACAGGGCTTGAGTGTCAGAGTCCCACAACATTTCAGCCAACTCTGTAAACGGCACACCACGATTCCAGCCATAGGCAAACAGGCCAATGTCAATAAATAACAACAGGAAAAAGAACCCGTAAGTAATGACAGGGCGCACACTTGCTCTAAGGTTTTTCATCCATGTGGATGTTCCCTCATTCAAACTTGTGTCATGGGCATAGAGGGCTTGCATTTCAGCTTGCTGTGCGCCAATCAGCACCTGAGTGGTATTGGCTGCACTCTCGGTAGCCAGTTGCTCAGACTTGATGTGTTCAATTCTTTCCTGTGCTTCAAACCCTGCTTTTCGCAGTTCCAGCTCACGGGTGATCTGCATCTGGGCAAGGTTTAGCTCATGCTTCTTATCTGCCCTGTCTTGGAAGAATTCCAAAATCTTAGGCAATCCGCCCATCAAGAATGAGATTAGGGTTGAAAGTAGTGTCAGCATAGTGATCCTTTACTGTTTGCTTTTACTCAATATATTACTTGCAATCTGCAACATACTTATGGCTTTGTTCAAGTCGTTGGGTTCTTTGTCCCACCCAACAGTGATTTGCCCAACGAACCGCCCCTGCTCTGGAGGCACACTTACACGGCATCCAAAGGTAACACCCTTTTCAATGTACCAAAGCCCAATCTCGCTTTGAGCCATCGTATATTCACTGCAAGGAATCTCATTAGCCATCAGTGCAATCACATCACGATTATTGGCTGAACTCTGGGTGAACAAACCAACATCTAAGCCATCATGCGTTTTGTCTCTGCCCTCACGGGTATAGGCACGAAACAGAACTCTTGTCCCAAATAAAGGGTTTACTTTGAAAATGGCAATGACTGTTGCATCAGTGTTTTTAAACAAATGCGCTGCAACATCTTCTGCCCTTTCTTCTGCAATCGTTGGAAGTTTCTTGTTCTCTTTATACGCATCAAATAGAAATGATTGGTTCTGCCAAACAAAGTACCCAGCAAAAGCAAACACCGCCATGAGTATCAGAGCAAACAGCTTGAATGGACTATCCACATAGGACAGCACCTTGCTTAATACGTCTGATGGCTTCTCATCACTCATAGACCAATCATTCCTAGTAATTTATTCACGATCTTGTCTGACAAGTCGTCAGGCAAAAACTTGAGAAATCCAAGCACCCACCAAGCAATGCAAAGCCTGACAAAGACTTTGAGGAATAAGTCAAATTGCTTTTGGTACTCATTCACCGACCACACCTTGTCTTGGCGCACAAATCTTGTATTTCAGCAATGCCCCAACCAATTGCACCAAGAAGCATTACGATCACAACAACACCAACCGCCCATGCCATATATTCTTCTTCTTCTTCTTTTCTTTTCTTTTCTTCTGCCTTGGCTTGTCTGGCTAAATGAGCATCTTCAACATCCATCTGTTGCTGACGCTGCTTAATCTTTTGCCACACATCAGCACGACCAGTGGCCTGAAACAGCAACATCAATTCGGCCTCAAAACGCTTTGCCTCATCAAGCGCCATCTCGATTTGAAGTGCAGTTCCTAAGTTTGATTTGTTGCCAGATCGTTTAGCCTCAACCATTGCCTTTGTTGCAACGCTTTTAGCATCAAACATCTTGGCGATAGACGGTGCTAAACCAGCCAGATCATTTGCGACCTTGCTGGCTTTTTTGACTACGCTGATTGCACTTTGTAATCCTGCAAGCGCTGTTATGGGGTCAATCATTTCCTTACAACCTTTACCCATTCAAGGCAAACAACCTTCCGGTTGTAAACATCACCTGTCCACGCCCACCTCACACAACGGTACTCGACTTTTTCTGAAGTTCCTGTTAACAGAAACAATGGCAAAAGAAGCCAAAGCATCCATTGCTCACAAGCCTATGATTTTTTTTACCAACTCGCCAGCAAAGCCTGGCCCAAGTAATACAGCCGCAATCACCACATAAAGCAAATACTCAATGCGAGTCATGCGCTGTGAACCTGATGCAAACGACTTCTCAATGGCGGTGTACCTCTCAGCACAAACCGCCTCGTGAACCGCCAGCCGTGTGTCGGTATCCTCAAGCATTACATACCCTCGCCTTGGACGATATAAACAGTAGAGGCGGCAGAGGCCAAGCCACTGAAAAATGATTCACGCTGAAAGCGTAAGACTTCAACAGCGCCAGGCACTAGAACAATAGCTGATGATGGTGTACCAGCAACAGGAGCAACAGCGTTAGCCGTAGCAATCGCAGCCGTACTTCCAACGCCCAAAAATACCGTGTTGGCACTTGAGTTGATGATGCGATATTGCCCTGTGCCTTGACCATCAAAGCGTGAGTTAACTAGTGCCTGAACGCCAGTAGAGGCAGAAGCAGCCGCAGGGATAACTACCGTATCGCCAAGAGGTGCAAATGCAATTTGACTATTCTGTGCCATATCAGACTCCTTGTGAAGCAATAGCTGCTTGGTAAGACGCAATTACTGCGGGTGTATGAATAGATGCGGCAATTGCTTGCACTTTGGCATCTTCAGCGCTGTAGTCAGCACCAGGCACGACAACGTGGCGGTGAAACTTACTGCTAATTTCAATGCCATCTTCTTTGATAGCGGTCTTGGTGCGAACTTGAATGCAGCCGTTTTCAATAACTTCAATGCGGTCAACAATTTGAACTTTTTCTAGCGCCATTTTAATCTCCAATTAAAATCAATTTTCTGGTCAGTCGGGCCAGCACGGTTAAATTTCACGTCCAAGCTACGGTTAACTTATTATTGTTAACGTCTGTTACTCCTGAAACACCTCCAGCAATAGTAACAAATAACGCTCCAATAGTCCCTGTTTTTATTAACAAATTATTGCTACTAATAACGCCAGCAAGTATGCTTGCCGTTACTACTGGGTTTATATCAATAATAGATTCAACCAAGTCTGTTCTAGCATTGTTGCCAGTTATATTAAAAGTTTGAACATCTTTTATTTCAATTTTTTCACTTGTGGTATTACCAGTAATAACAGCCGTTAATGCTTTTGAAATTACAGTCTGCCCAGAAATTAAACAGTTGTTTGAAATAACAACTTGACCTATTTCTGAAGATGCCCCGTTAACAGTAATATTTCCGCCAATAAAAGAGTTTTCGGAAACAATAATATTGCAAGTATTATTTTGATCTGCCGTTATTCCCCCTCCAATTTTATTGTGGCTAAAAATAAGTTTTCCATCAGCAATAATTTGACAAAGAATAGAACCATCAATAGAGCAGTTGATTACTGACATATCTGTTGATGTTTCGGTTACACCAGTATTTCCAGGTATTGCAAACGTAATGTTTGCTGTTCCACTGCTACCATTTAAAACAACTTTATCTACTACGCTAATATTTGGGCGCTCTATGGTAATTCCCCCATGAGACATAAAACCATTTATCAACCTAACATCAGCATCCGCCGCCGTGTTAGGTAAATACAGCATTGAGATAGCATTCTGGTAACTTACTGGTAAACCAGATATGTAAAAATTACTGATAGTAACCGCTGCGTTTCCAAGCAAATTACCGCGAATTATTTTATTTATTTTTGCTGTTGATGGGTCTGATAGTAAAACAACATTATTGAAGTTTGTTTGACTTCCTGATGAGGCAAAAATTTGTACAGAAGAAGAATCCAAAGCATAATCGCGTGAGTTTCTGTCAATAATCCAAACGAAAAGATTGCTCACGTTTGACGTATTGCAATCTTCTAAGAAAAATGCCCCTGATGGATTATTAGAAAACGCAATACCACTTCCGTTAATGATAAAAATGTTGTTTGCGTTAAATGATCTATTTCTATCTGCGGTTACACCGCAAGAAGCGTAGTTTCTTACAATTGCATTGTTTAACGCAAAATCACCGTGCGAAACAATAAAATTAAATGAACCTTGGGGGGCGTAAGGGTCAGCTCTAACTTTTGAAACAGTATCAACTAAAAAACTTGATGGCATTAGCCCAATGTCTTCAGCATAAACATTGTTGACTAGAGTGCGTCCATTTTGAGTTACCCCATCGTCAGGCGAATGGTAAACATGAAAAGTTTTATTGCTTATGTTTTCATACTCACAGTCGTCAATAAACACAGTACCGTAAGTACCAATTTCAATACACGCATCAGCATGAACATTGTAAAAATTTACATTATTAATTTTTACCGTTGTACTGATGTTATAAGCGGTCACTAAAAATACTGGAACAAGCGTAGGTCTAATACTGTCATATCCACCAAAACTCGAAAAAACAGTCCATGTTTCTAGCCCGACTTTATAAGTTCCGCGACCACCGTCAACAATTACATCTTTTAATTCGACAGTCATTGCTGTCGTTCCAGAGCCAGCATTTAATGCAAAACGTCCTTGATTGGCGTAGTCACTATTAAAAACAAATTTTGCGTTACATAGTTTGAACGTACTTGAAGTTCCATTAATAACAGAAGTAATTTTGTAAGTTTGGCTATTTCCGTCAATCCATTGGTTTACGCCACAAGCGTTAACTGCGGCTTGAATTGCAGCAGTATCGTCAGCCACACCATCACCAACAGCACCAAAATCCAATAGACTGATTGGTGCGCCCTCAATCAATGAGTACGAAACTTTTGTTAAGGGCATTTTCAATTCTCCACGTAAATAATTGTGTAACGCAAATTTTTGCCGCTTAAACTAGCATAAGTTAAACCAGCTCCCCCGTCTGGCCTAAAACGAGAACTTGTAGTGTTGTCAATCGCCGCAGCTAATGACCCAAGGCCATAACTATGCTCAATGACAACACCGCCTTGTGAAGAATTGCCCGAGTCAACATTTGCGGCAAATGGCAAACTAATTTCAGCCACCGTTGCGCTAACAGTAGCGCCAATCGTAATATTACAACTTGCAATTACAAGTCGCCCTATTTTGGTGTATTTGGCGGTTGCATTATTAGTAATCGTTACGCCAACCCCTGTTGCGTCGGCTGCTGTCCAAGTGCCTTCCTCATAGTCATCAAACAACTCGCTTGTGCCTGTGCCTGGTGTTGCAGAAAAGTCAATGCCTTTGCCAGATGTTCCAATGACTAAGTTGCCATTGGATAGCGTAACATTACCGCTGAAAGTTGGGCTAACAAAGCCGTTGATTGCTGATACTGTTTTTAACATTCTGGTTCTCCTTAGAACACAAATTCAATAATAGAGGTGAATGGTGGGGCTTCTGTGAATGTTACATTGCCATTCGCAAATGCGTAAGTGTTTTGATTCTGGTACACACCATTGATATAAATTGACAAGGGTCTTGATGTGACTGAATAAATAGTCTGTGTGCCTGTGCCAGTTGCATTTGTCACGACAGCGCCACCACCAAAAGCATTGTCATTCAGCGAGGTATAGACTACCGTTGCGTTCTTGTTCTGCACTTGGATGGAGTAATCGCTTGCAGTGTAAATGCGTGATGGTGTGCCTTGGTAGACAGGATAACCCCCACTTGTGCGAATCGGCTGAACAGCAGTGATCGTTTTTGCTGAATCCCAATAGGCAACAATCGGGTTTGTAATTGGGTTTAGGTTAACCGTGCCAATCCAAATGTAACCATCATCAAGCGGCTGTCCATCAGCATCCGCAAACGCTGGATATGGTGGTTGAACTGATAGTGCTGACATTTATTTATTCCCCAAAGGTTGCAAAGCCTGTCTAACTCTGTTTCTGACTTCACGATTTTTGACGTATTTAGATGCTTCCCTCAAAGCTGTGACTGCTGGTGCTGGTATTCCAGTTAAACCAAAAGTCATCACAGAGTCTAAAGCAACTTGCAAAGCTGATGCTGTATTTGAAAAATTTATCGCACCAGGTGGTGCTGTGTAAATATCAATCGCTATTTCACCAAGGTCTCTAATTTGTTGCGCTTGCTTTTTGCCATACAAGCCTTCGAGCTTGCCTTCTCTATCCAAAGACCGAATGACACTGTTTAATTTGTCAGGGGAAACTAATGCTTGCCCACGTTCATCTCTTTGGGCTGTTGACAAGGATTTATTGATAATGTAACGAATTGTGTTGGACTTCAATTCATTCCATGCCTGTTTGCCTTCCGGCCCTGCCGTGAGCAAAGTTTTCCTGACTTTGTTCATTTCTTCAAGTGGGGCATTGATAATGATTTTGTCAAAGACATCATCAAAAGCAATAACACGCTCGTCAGTGCCTCGTTTGGTTGACAGAAGTTTTGCTGTCAATCCTACGTTTTCAAACTCATTGGCAAAATCCTGACGCAATTTTCGGGCTGCCTTGTAAGATTCGCCACCTTTACCTTCAGTTCCAGCATCAATTGCGGAATTGATTTTTCTTGCCATCAAAGACTCTCGTCTGTTTGTCCAGTCGGTAGCCTCATTGACAAATTGTCTGAGCAATTCAGTATCGTCAATGGATTTGGCTTGTGCAATCAAGTTGCCATCTGCATCTTCTACCAATACACCAAGCCTAATTGCTTCTTTGCGAATTGGTGCAACATTTGGCGCAACGCCTTCAAAACGCTGAACATCTGCCGCAGTTGTTGCCAACTCATTCAGAGTAACTGGCTCAAGCATAGAACCATCTTCTCTGGCCTTTGTATAGGCATCACGAATTTTTCTTCTTTGCACTTCGGCTTTATTGACAACGGCTTTATCTACGGCTTTGCCAATGTCTCTTGCATCTGCCAGCAATGGTTCAGTACGATCAACCATCGCATCAAATTGCTGAATTAAATTTGCTGTTTGATTGCTGACTCGTTCACGCAAAGGTGCTCCAGCCTCACCTAATTTAGCAGTTTCTTTTTCAAACTGAAGGTCTGCAAAATTTCTTGTCCTCTGACCAGCAGTTAATCCAGCAGGGCCTGTAAAACCTAATTGTTCCGCAACCGTTACTCTTTGTAACTCTGCTGGAGTTGCTGCCGCACCAACAGAAACACGCCCACCAGCCGCTGTTGGGGTTGGAGGGGTCTCCATACCTAAAGCCTCACGAACGGCTGTTGTAGCCGCTTGTACAGGCTTTGCAATAGCCTCTCCAGTTGCTTGTGCCGCTTGCCGTGTCGCAGCCGCACCACGCTGGGCTGTTGCTTGCGTAATGGGGGCGGCACTTCTAATTGCTTGTGCGGTCGCAGTAGGTGCTGCAATAGTTGGCAAAACAGGCGGTAAAACTTCACCCAAAAATTGACCAGTAGCCTGCACCATTTCTTGGCCTGCTTCTGTCCTTGGTTGATAAGTTAATGCCTGCGCTCCTTCTGCTGCGGCTCTTTCAACCGCACGAGCCGCTTGTGGTGTGCCAAACTCACCAGATAAAATTTGTTCTGTCAGACCTTTACCAGCGCCAATAATTGTGCCTAGCGTACCGCCTGTTGCGGCTGTTCCCAAAGTTAAGGCGGTTTCACCAGCACCAATAATACGACCTAGCACACTTGGCGTTGGTGGTACAGGCGCAAGTTGCTGTCGAGTACGAGCAGTGGTTTCTTCTGCTTTTGCAATTTCATAGGCTTGAGCCACAGTATCAAACGCAGGCGTACCACGTTTATCCGAGTTTCTTACAATCCATGCTGCGTATTCGTCTGCGGTTGCCATTTATTGACCTCCAGCCAAAATTGCATCTGCCGCTGATCGAATATTATTTTGTGCTGCCATTGGTTGCGGGCTTCTAGGTGTTGGGATTTGTTCAACTAATGATGTCTGCGTTCTAGGGTCATATTTCTTTGTTACATCATCAATAATTCGTGTTGAAAAATCATTGAAATTTTCACCTGCTTTTGCCGCATAGTCACCCGCAACAAAAGTATTCTTAGCTCGTGCCAAAGACCCGTTATTATTTGTTAACCAATCTGTTTTGGCATTATTGATTGAAGCATCAATGTCTTGCAACTTAGCCATACCACGCAAAAAGCTCGACAAATCTGAGGCTGATGCGGTCTCGCTTGGGAAACCACGCAATGCCAAGGCAATGTCTCGATCAGTTGCAGGGCCTGGTGGTAAAGATTTTATAGCCGCTGTATTTCTAAGCCGTGTATATTCTTGGCGCAGTTGTGTCATGCCACCCTGAAAACCAACACCTCTTTTCAGATAGTCAGATGCGCTTGAAAAGACACCATAACCACCACCCTCGGCTTCAAGGCGTTTTGCTAGATCATTAAATTGACCAGCGGATTGCTTAGATGTTGCCGCTGCCACAGCAGATTCATTAATAAGTTTTTTTGTATCTGCTGGTACTTCATTTAATTTTTGACCAACAGATGCTAATTTTTCAGCCACCAATGCAGTAGTTTCTTGTGTGCTTAAATTAAGTCGTGCTGAACGATCACTAATTTGGCTTTTCAGATTTTTAACATCCCAATTGCTTTTCTCAAGAATGGCAAGTTGTTGCCGTTCTGCAAACTGCGCCTCCACTTTGGCTTTGTTGGCATCTGCTGTTGCTTTTGCAGCATCAGCGGCTGCTTTTTCTGGTGCGTTCTTTGCAGTGGCCTGGGCTGCGGTAGCATCTGCCACGGCTTTGTCTGCGTCTGCAATCGCCTTTTTCAATGCGCTTGGCTGGAGGGCTTCTGCCCTCTGTGTTGACAATGTTTTATCAGCATTATCGAGAAAATCTTTACCGCCAGGCAATCCAGCAATGGTCAACGCAATCGTTGTCTGCGCTCCTGTTGGATTGAGCCTAATAAGATTTGAAAGGTCGTCATAACCCTGCGCTTCTTTTTCTCTCCCAGCATTTCTAAGTGCTGTGGCTTGTTCCTTGAGTTGCATTTCAGCAACTGGCAAATTTCCAGACTTAATGGCTGTGTAAACCTGAGTGCCTTGTCTTAAAGTATTTTGTTGCTGTTCTTTTGTTTGAGCCTCAAAACCCGACAATACTGTTGCGGCTTGATCTTTAGGCAAAAATGCAGTAACCCGTGCGTAATCTGTTGCTGTTGCGTTCGGGTTTTTGAATAAATTTGCAAGTTCAGTTTGAGCTGTTTGTGCTCTTTCTCTGCTTTGCTGTGCCGCTTGAATTTCAGCAATGCCAGCACCAAGTTTAAAACCGCCCAAAGCAGATTCAAATGGGCTTTGCACATCCACTGTGTAATCAATCGGGCGCATTAAAGGGTTAATCGTTGCCATGTTCTAATCCTTAAAACCCAAGTCCTGGAGTTTTTCCTGCGCCATATTGGAAACCAAGAAGTTGACCAGGCAAGTTAAATAATTGCCCATAAGCCTTTGCTTGACCGATCTCACCACCAGCACGTGCAGCACCCTGTTGAGCAAGTAAATTTGCCACGTTTGTGCCTGACTCCATACCAGCCGCACCAACACCAGCCGCAGACCTCTGTCCCAAGGTGGTCATTCCACCCAAGCGACCATATTGTTCTTCAATCAATTGATTCAGCACTTGTGGGCGAAACTGAGCCAATGCCGCTTGAACATTGCCACCACGCAAGCCACCAGTTGCAGATGCCCTTTGAAGTAAGGCTTCCTCGCCTTGTCGTGTGAGTTCCTGAAAACGCTCACCTCCGCTGATACGCTCGATGGCGGCACGTTCTGCCTCTGGCCCTCTTAAACCAAGAAATGCTTGTTGTGCTTCCAATGCTGGCAAACCAGCTTCTGTATAAGGTTTTAACAAGGCTTGTAAAGCATCAAACTGTCTGCGTTGCTCTTCAATACCTGCTTGGGCTGCTCCAGACTGAATCTCTGCGGCTTCACCAGCTGCTTTAGCTTGCGTTCGACTACCTATGAGTTGGCTTCCACCAACGACTAGAGCTGTTATTGGATCAGGCATCGCCAAACTCCTTCATGTAATCTTCAAAAGTCTCGCCATACAAAGCCATCACATGATGACCATATTTTGTGGCATATCCAGCCCCATGCACTAGCGAAACTGTCATTAAAATTAAATCGTAATACCCGGCTCGCCAAACGAAAGACTTGGCATCTGCCTGTTTATTGCGCTCTGCCGTGTCCGAGGCTTGCCACTTGAGAATCATTGTCGCCAACAAAGGCGTTAAATTGGTGCTGTTGGCGATAAAAAATGTATTCTGGTGCATACCCACCAGTGTGTTCCAAATGGTCGCATTGAGGTCTTCTCGTTCCACTTGATCGCCATCTGCAACATCATCAAAGACTTGGATTGCGTCATAGACCATCATCAGCCAATCAATGGCTGGTTGGGGTAGCATAAAAACCTTGGTCAGGTTTTCTCGCAGTCCATTGGTCATCCACAACTCCTAATTAGGGCAGGCCGCTGGATGCCAGAACTCAGCGGCTTGATTTTCGCACAAATTGACAAAAGGTCAATCCTCATATTCTCTGTCTTCCCAAGCCTGACAAACCCGCATATCGTTACAGATAAAGTTCAGCTTTTCGCAGTGACCCCTGTATCCTGCGCCTTTGTCATAAGCCGCCATTGGGATGCGCTCAATCCGTACTTGGGTCATAAAGCTGTTGTCGTAATACTCGCAGTTTGAGCAATGCTTTCGTCTTGCGTCTTTTTCATCGCATTGCATAGCTTCTGCCAAACCAGCATAAAACTCCTTATTTGCGCCAGGCTCATTGGTGGGCATTTCAGGGCCATAGTTCCAATCAGCGACCGCAACGGCATAATTCTTTTTATTTTCTGCGTTGGTCAAAAATTCTTCTTCCATCGGCAAGCCATTAAAGCCCCGTGGGATAACCATAAATTCTTTCATTTCTAGCTCCTTATGAAATTTCTCGGCCTGATGCTCGGATGGTCAGGGATGTTGCCGCCCCTGCGATTGTTGAAATAAAACCACCAACGTCTAATGCCTGACCCACCAATTCAGGGCAAGTATAGGTCTCATCTGGCACGATGGTACGTGTATCAATAATCAGGTTTGATGCGCCTGCCGTGCCACCAGTTGTCACCAAGTTGCAACTGAAAGTCACATTGTTGGCACTGGTATTGGTAACCGTAAACTTGTCAATAATTGCCTTGACATTTGTTGCGGTGTATTGGGTGGTTTGGCTGTTCTCTGCCTGTTTTGCAGGGATTAGCACTTTTACTGTAACTGTCATTGGACACCTCCGATATTGTTGTTGACTGTGAGAATTATGGATGGAATGCCTGGGTGCGGTGCAGCCGCAGGAAATGCGGCAAGCTCAACACTTAGGTCGCTGACCGAGAACATCAGCTCAACATAGTCATTGGCCTTGAGATCAAAAAAATAATTTAACGATGAAAAAATCTCAGCATTATTACCTTGAATCCTGATCTGACTTGCGCTGTCTGGCACATCCACACCGTTGAGCCTAAACCAAAAATAAAATTCTGCCGTGCCGCCTGCTGTCTTATCCAACTGGAACGAGGTATCAAAGTTATAGATTCCCTCGCTGTCCACAATGATGCGTGAAGTGGGAGTTCCAAGATAAACGCCATTGCTTAAATCGGTATTGTTAAATGTGATGGCAGTGGCTGTATTGATAACTGTCGCTGTCTGGGTCGTGGTGTCGTAAAATGACCCATATCTTGCACGTTTGAACTCTCGTGGTGGTGGGGTCATCTGTAAACCCTCAACTGCTTTATTTAGTTTGTCCACCAATGCCAAAGCCTGATTTGCTTTGCTTTCAGCCAATGCCACAGTCACCGCAGTTTCTTGCGCCAGTAATGCGATTCTGTCTAGTGCATCTTGTGCCTTTGCGCTTAATGCTGCATCATTAACGCCACTCTCTTGTGCTAAGGCACTTAATTGCGCTAATGCTTCATTTGCTGTTGCCGCTGCATTATCTGCCTGATATTCAAAATCAGTTCCAACAATTACTTGAAGTTGGTCAACAGTAGAAAACAGCAATTCAAACTGCCTGATCTGTTGCTGATCGGTCAAGAACTCCGCAAGCTGGTCACGGGTCAAGTTAAGTCTGCGTGAAACTGGTGCGGTTGCCATCAGTATGCCAATGCTTCAATCTGTGCCTCTAAGCGCACATAGGACACATGGGCATCACTATCCCCACGGAAACGCTGTATGCGCCAGTTCCTCATATGTCCTTGCTGAAACCAAGCCAAACGCTTCTGGCGGTTGCCAATCGTGCCGACAGCAATAAATTTTTCTTGTGAATAAGTCTGCCCATCCAAAGAGTAGCTGGTGCTGATTTTTGGGTTTTTGCCCAATGCAATGCTACCCGTCAGGCTGACAAGTTCCATCTCGTTAAATATCGCACCATTGCTCTCATTGTAGACAATCAATGTGCCAAACTCCCAACGCACTTGCTGACCCCAATGATGCCCTGTGTCTTGCACTAAATAACCGATACTGGTGGATTGCGGATCGCCAACCATCCACTTGTCGTACACCCAAACTAAATTTCTGGCTCTGTATTGTGCAAATCCAGACAAGGTTGTGGTCAGAGTAAACCAGACAGGAGTTTGTAATGCCTCAGATGCTGATGCGTCATAAACTATGGTACGGTCAGGCAAATGCACATAAAGGTGTTGATGACTTTTGTCATTTCTGGCCTCTAACTTAACCAAGGCCAATTGAGCTTCGGTGTATTCAAGAAGCAGATTGTCAATTTCCTGTGTGCTTATCTTTTGTGCAATAGCCGATGCGCCAACGTAAATGCTTGGCGCTTCATTCCTGCCACTTCCTAAAAACGCAATGCGTTCGATAAAGACACAGCAAGCAAATGTTCCAACAACGCCCTTTTGTATCTGTGCGCCATCAATTCGTGCAAATGGGAATAACTCACCACCCACGTTATCGAATACCTCAATCGTATTGCGGTTCAAAGCATAGATTTCGTTTCGCAACTTTAGTAGCGCAACCACTGGGTCTGGGTCAACTTCAGAACTGCCGTACTTTAGCGGATTGACTTGAGTTGGGTCTGTCAGCTCTGTGACGATTAAAAACTCGCCATCTGTGGTCATAAAGTAACCATCAACCCACACTACATCAAGCACCACGCCCAAATCAGGGTCAGTTACTTGAGTCAGAGTTGTGCCATTCCAATAATACAAACGACCACCAGAAGCAATCGCAAGTAAATCAAAGCTGTAATCAAAGGTCACCAGTTGATCTACTGGCCCACCCACATCGCCCAATATAGTCACTGTGCCTGCGCTGTCTATTTCTACTAGCTTTGTACCCATCACTCGATATAGGTTGCCTTGCCAGTTGATGCCGCCACGGTCAACTCCTGGCCCTGTGCCGTTGGACACAATGCCATCGCCTGGTCGTAAAAACCCATTGCTAATGCCTGACTGCTTTGGCACAGGCACAAGATTCACTGGGTAGCTGGTACGCAGTTCAGGGGTGCTATCGGTAAAAATGCCGTTCAGGATAGGTATCTGCATCACTTGGCCTTGTTGCGTTCAGAGATGCGTTTTGCTTTGGCTTTGGCATCTGCTTTTGATGATGCGCCCCAAGCCCTCAGACTTAACAACAATCGAGTGGGTTCACCGTCTTTGTACTCAGGGCCAGTGTTGCCACTCATGCGAGCCAAGAACGATGCTCTACGGGGATTATCGCCAGACTTGACAGGAGGCTTCAGATTCATGCCCTCGGCCTTTGCCGCAGCCCTACCTTTAGCGTTCAAGCCGCCTTTGGGATTCTGGCCTTCTTTTCGTGCATAAGCTGGGCTTTTCATCTGAACCCCTTGATCTTTTCAGCAATCTTTTTAGGCTGCTTGGCAAACTGCTTTCCAGCCTTTGTAGCCTCACGCTTTGCTCTTGTGGTTGCCGCATATTCAGCCGCACTCAAGGCTTTAATAGCCTTCTCAGGCAGATACCTCTCGCCTGTTTCAGACGATGGTTTTCCAGACTTGGTGCGCCAGTTTTGGCTTGACCAATCTTTGAGGCTTTTTTGTGTGGCTTTCATTTATAACCGCCACCTTTTTCTTTGTACTTCTTTGCCAACAGTTGGGCTTTGCGAGCCGACCATTCACCAGCCGCAGTGCCTTGCACAGCAGAACCTTTGATTTCCTCAAAGAGCCGCTTACGCATGGTTGGCTTCGTGTAGTTGCCAGCCTCATTGACAGATGACTTAGGCTTGGTAGCCATTATGAATCCACGCCTTTGATAACTGCAAAGTTAAATATTGGCTGTTCAGTTGTTGTGCCGCCAGTGGTGCGGAATGTAATATCAAAAGAACCCAAGGTTGTCTTAGTGACCATCAAGTCATACAAATCAGTGCCAGTGTGCTGAGTGAGGATAATCGCATCGGTTGTCGCAACGGTGCTATTGGTCACAGTGAAAGTTGTTGCGCTTGTTGTACCTGCCGCAGAAAATAACGTGATTTGACCAGTTATTTTGTTAATCGTCACACCTGTGGTTCGGCTTGTGCCTTGAATAACTACACCACCTGCGCCTGTGGAATAACCCACACCAGCCGTACCAGATGATCTAAGTGACCCTGTGACTGCTAGACTTGTTCCTGTGGCTGCACCGATATTTGGAGTCACCAATGTAGGTGTATTTGCAAATACGACTGCGCCTGTGCCAGTTTCATCGGTTAATGCTGCCGCCAAGTTTGCGCTTGATGGGGTTGCCAAAAATGCACCTACATTTGCGCCAAGTCCAGTTACACCAGCAACAGGCAAACCTGTGCAATTGGTCAGCGTACCTGATGTTGGTGTGCCAAGAATTGGTGTTACGAAAGTTGGGCTGGTGTTAAATACCAACAGACCAGTGCCTGTTTCATCAGTCATTGCCGCCCGTAGATTGGCACTTGATGGTGTCGCCAAAAATGCTTGCATACCCGCAGCATAAACAGTCTCAGCATTAATCTGATACCAAGAGTTTGTAGGCTGATAAAACCGAATGGCTGTTGCAGTACCAGCACCCAAGAATGTCACGCCACCATAAAGAGCAGTTGCACCATTCAGCGCAATCGTCAGTGAGGTAATCTCTTGGGTGGTCGTAATCAGCACCGTAGTGCCATCAGGCACTCCAGTATTCAAAGGCAAGGTGATCGTGCCAGATGCCAGCGTTCCAGCAGGTTGCAACAACATCCATTGATCTTGACTGACAGGAGTTGGAACAGTGATGTTGAACCCAGAGCCAGGCACATACAGATTCACCGACAGCGTTGGCGATGCAAAACTTTGCTGGAAAAATGTCAACAGATTGCCAATGGACAAACGTCTTGCATCCCCATTATTGGGCGAATAAACGGGTAACTGGTCTCCGCTTGAAACAGTGCTGAGTACTGGTAACTGATTGATTTGTGGCATGACTGTCCTTAATAGTATTCGAGAGGCCCATCAGGGCCAGCAGTAACAGGGTTGGCTGGTGGTCTGATAAACGGATTATCGTAGACCCTCCAAGGCTTATTGCCAGCACCAGCAGGCATTGTTGCCGGAAGTTGCTGTTCAAGCGGGAATGTGGCTCTTTGTAACAGAATGTCGTAACCCTGCTTGGCAGTCGTCTTGGTCTCAATCATTACTTGCTTGCCAAAACTTGGGGCAAGTCTAATGCCTAGACTGCAAATAATGGCCTCGTAAGCCGAATCAGGCACGAGGGTTTCTTCATCTAGGTTGCTATCTTGTGGGCTGGATGGCAAAGGATAACCCAAACGGATACCCTTGGCATTCCAGTCTGCCATCATTGCATCTAATCTACGCAAGGCAGATTCAAGCTGTTCAGGCTGTAAATCAAATACATAAGACGCAAGCCCGATTTCCTCAAAGGCTGCGCTTATGAATTGTCGTTTTGTGTAGCCCATGCTGATTCCTCAATGTGTTTCAACAGTGTCGCATCTGACCAGCGTTTGTCAACTTTCATGCCAATAGATTCAGCTTGTTGTAGCATTTCCTCACGGGTCGGTGGGCTGTCATCAACAGCCTTAACAACTTCAATTGGCTCATCATGCACTTCAATAACTTGTGCGCCAATCGGTGATGGATAGTAGACTTTATTGAGCTTGCGTTCGATGGCTTGCTCTTTTTTGAGTTTGCGCTTTTGCAAACGCAACTCCCGCCACGGGGCGAGAGTCTTGGTCTTAACGATTGCGGCTGACTTAATCATTTTTTCATTGGTGCTTTGCTAGGCTTGCCAGCGGCTTTTGCCGACTTTGTAGCCATGCCAAGTGCCATTGCAACGGCTTGCTTTTGGGGCTTGCCTGATTTCATTTCCATTTTGATGTTCTTGGAAATGGTCTTGTCTGAATAACCTTTTTTCATTGGCATTTTGCTCTCCTAAGTAAAACAGGCCAACATCTCTGCTGGCCTGTCTTGGTTTAACCACCGATGCGATAAACGACAAAAGTGTCAGCCGCAGTCTTACGGCAACGGAAACGTGCAGATGCACCAGCCGTAGCCGCAGTTGCAGCAGAACCAACGATGGTCACGTTTGTGTTGACTGTAAGAGTCAAAGCAAATGCAGCCAAAGTGATGACGCTGAAGTCAAACGAATCACCGATGGCCCACTCAGTTGCCAAATCAAGGTTTGCACCTGTTGGCAATTGAATGTCACGGCTTGCTGTGGGAGTAGCAGTGATGATGCCTGTCAACACGTTGGCAGCAGTTGCCGCCATCGAGCCGCCATCAGCAATGTTGGCTGGCGCACCTTGAGGTTGCCAGTTGCCATTGTTGCTGATGTCAGGAGCAACACCCACTGAATAGTAAGCGCCCGATGCACCAGCTTGAATAATCACGTTGGTGGCATTGGTAAATGCGCTTGATACATAGGTGGTGTTGTCAACCGTTGTCAGCAAATCATTGGCTTCAGGGAATTGGGGAAACCCAACTTCTTGAAACACTTGTGCGGGAGAGAATGCTTGAACAGCGATTTTCTCGCCTGCTGGTACTGCAACAGTAGCTGTACCTTGTGCAAAAATTACTTGATAGCTCATGATTTACTCCTTAAGCCTGATTGAATAGCAAAATACCAGACATTTCTGGCTGCTTATTGACCACACCATACAGGGTGTCCAAGCGATACTTGGTCTTCATGGTGTTGACATCGTACTGCTTCTGCATGACCAACTCGATACCCTGATCGGTGGAGGCACGCATCACTGCAACGCCAGCATCGGAGGGAACAGCGTAACGACCAGGCAAAATCTCCAATGCATCTTTCTGCCAGAAGCAGTTAATAGGTGCAGTGGTCGAGTTCAAACGGGTCATTGTTGCAGAGGCGTTAGGTGTCACGATGCAGTTTTGATACTGCAACTCGGCATCAGTTCCACCTTGGGCAGAGATGATTGGAGGTGTGATAACGCAAGTGGTTGAATTTGTGATGCTTACAACACGGAAAGTCTTGGCAAAACCAGTACCTTGCTTAGTGATGTGATGCACAGCCTCAACACCAGAGATTTCAAACGGTGTACCCACTCGCAGATCAGTTGTCGATGTGACAGTGATGGTCTGGAAGCGGTTGTCAACGTTCTGGGTCTCGCCTGTCGCTGCCGTAGAAGTGGCAACGGGGACATAGTAGTTGTTTGCCGCAGCCAAGGTGGACATAGTGGTATTAGAACCAGTACGTGCAGCCAAGCGGTTTGCGTAATCCAACTTGTAAGTTTCAAAGCCTGCAACCATACCAACAAAAGAACGCTCGAAAGCGGTGTTGGACTTAGTGCCAGCGAAACTGCGTGATGCACCACCACCAGTAGCTCCACCAGCGATGTTGCCAGCGATGCCGTTGTAGTCACGGCTTGACAAAGCCAAGTAACGGTCAAAAGACTGAACGCCCTGCTCGTTCATGATCGAGTCGCACAAGGCCACATCATCATAATCACCAGCAGCGGTGTTGACAGTCACGACCAAAGAACCTTGGGCTGCAGCAACATTCATAATTGAAATGTTGATGTCAGAGGCAAGTTTCTGCTTGGCAGCTTCGCCCAAACGACCTTCTTGCAACGCATCACGCAGTTCCAAAGCATCCAGAATGAACGGCACAGACTTTTGAAAGCCGAGTGTCGCTGGTACTGCAAGCTGTGTGTAAGCTGTGAAGTTGTTGGTCTGATCCATGCCATCATACGATTGTGCGATGTAAGGTTGTGGGCGATAGATCACGTTGTTGGTGCGTTCCATCATCGAGCCATCAGTGTTGTAGATGGACACGTTGCGGGATAAAACCAAAGCATCGTTAAAGCCTTCGAGGATGTCCTCAAACGCTACGCGCTCTTCTTTTGAAAAACTATTGCTCATAATAAGCTCCTAATAAATTATTTGGATGCTGATCGTTTCTGCGATTTGTACTGAATGACTTTGGTCATGTTGCCAGTACGAGCCGCTTCTTCTCTCAGCCGTTCAAGTGTTGAGTCAACCGCACCAGATGATCTTCCAGTTCCTGTAACGATACGCTCTGGGGCGGGTGCTTGCCTGCGATTTGTAACTTTCAAGTCTTTCTCCAGTTTTGCTACCGCAAAGGCAAACTTTACGGGGTCTTTGATTTCAGCCAACTCTTTAGCCTTTGCAGGGTTTTTGCCGAGTGCGTAAACAACGAGTGCAGGATTATCTGCACCTTGCAGCAAAACGCCTTGTTGGGTGATAGAAAAAACTTGTTGAGCAACTTCTTCAGCATCCTCAAAGTCTTTCACTCTTAGCTCGGCTTTCGCTTTGCCATAACCATCCAACTTAGCTTGCCATGCCTTTTGCTGATTCATAACTTCAGCTTCTTGCTTGGCGTTGATTTCATCGGCTTGTCGCTTGCGCTCAAACCAACTGGTCAATGCTTCCTCGTATGCATCAGCGTCATAATCATGATCTTCTAGCTTGGGCTTATTTCCAATCACCACTGGCTTGGTCTCAGGTGGTGCGGCTTGTACCCTTGCTTGCAATTCACGATTCTGCCTTTGCAGTTCTCGGTTCGTCTTACGCAACTCTTTTACCCATTCAGGCGCAGGAGTATGTTCTTCGGGAGGTGGCGCTTCCTCACCAATGCTGACAACTACTTCCTCGGTATCTTCCGGTTCAACCTCATCAACGGGTTCGTTGACTTCGATTTCTTCTTCTATTACCTCGACTTCATTGTCCTCAATTACTGCCTTTTGATTCATCTTTGACCCCATTCAACTCACCCACTTTAAACGGCTGGGTGGTAACCGTTGTTTTAATTGTCGCTTGTTTTTTACTGATTCGCAACAGGTTGCACAATCTGCCCTTGCAAAATTTCTTGCACTGCCTGGGCATTGCTCATCGCCATGCTCTGTGCTGTCTCTTCAACCTTGCCCAAAGTCTCTAGCGTTTGCGCCCGTTTTAGTTCTGCGCTTGCCACTGTTTCAACAGTATCAGCTCTCGCTTTTGCTGCTTTTGCCATTTCATTTTCGGCTGCGGCTTGCAAATACATTGCGTTCGGGTCTTGAGGCTTGCCCTGCATTTCTGCCATGAGTTCTTCGGCCTCTTGGTCGCTTGGCTGAACAACGCCCATCCGCAGTAACTTCTTGCGGAAATAGGCATTTGCATCCCCAACGCCCTCGCCTTCCATATTCATCATCGCCATTGCAGTCAACACTTGGGCTGTCTCTGGGTCTTGGGTGATCTGGAGCATCCCTGTCAAAGCCCTGACGGTAGCCGCACGTTTGCTGCTAGAGGATGGGCCAACATCAGCAACCACATCAAATGTGGCACTGGACAGGTCATTTGCCATCACCACAGCACCAGTTTTGGTGTCAATGGTGGGTTGCATCAACTCAACCATTCCGGCCTCACCAGTAGCAGCAATGGTTTTCATCTTGCGCTTGTCTTCGGTGTAGATTTCCTTTGCCATGCCAAGCCAAATCTCACCGCATCGCTTCATGCCCTTGGCAAAGTTGCTCATATAAATGAACGTCTGCATATCCACACGGGTTTGAATTAACTCAACCGCTTTGCCTGATACGCCTGAAATCATCTTGTCAGCCCCTTGTGGGTTGCCCAAAATGTCTTGCATATCTTGCTCTGTGATCTGCAAAAGTGCCGCCATCGCAGGTGGGATTTGTGCCGACCTTGTGTAAGCCACAGGGCCACTAATTTGTGTGCCGCCATCAGCGCCAGTTACAGGGTTGATTAGCAAATAAGGGTAATCCCGCAGATTATCTTCTGCCCACATTACTTGATGCCCAGCCACTTGCTCTGGGGTCATGATGGGCTTTTCAATGCTGGACAAGGCTGAAATCTCACCCAGCTTGGACAACTGCATATTCTTCAGGCGTTGGGCATCTTTCGCCAGGCGCACCGCACCCATGCAACGCTCGATGTTATCCACAAACCATCGTTTGCCGTAAACCACCACGATGGGGATATTTTTGCCTGCAATGTAGCCTGCATCTTCCAGCACCTTGCCACCAGACATAATGTATTTGCGAACACGCATACGCTTGATGCGCTTTTGGCGAACTTCCCTTGTGCCGACCGCCATCAGGGTTTCTTCTAGCATTTCATCGTCTGCAAAGTCTTGGGCTGTGTAGCGTTCCTCTGTCCCGTCAATGGCTTCAAATATGCGGATGACCTCGGTTTTTTCTTCAACCTTGTAGTACTCAGCCACAAACACAACATCAGGAGTTGCCCAATCAAACTCATACTGGTGAATGATCTTAGGCCAATCAGTTGGGTCATCGTTGTAGATTTCCTTGTAGCTTTCACGGGTCATGCTGTTGACCACAAAAGCATATTTGGCATCTGACTTGTCTTGCCGCTTGGCGTTCAAGTCAAAGAATACGCTTGAGTCAGCATCAAAGATTGGCTCGAATCTGATGCGCTGGCGTTCATTCTCTGGGTCTTCTTCGTCTTCGTAAACGGTACGCAGTCGCCATGCACCAATGCCACCGCCAACAGCTTCCTCAAAAGCGTTGTCGTAAGCCTCATCAGCCACCGATGCTTGTTCGTCAGCACGATAAAGGCCATCACAGACTTCTGCCAGTTTGTCGTTTTCAGTCCCGTCTTTGCTCACATAATCAACTGTGATGCGATTATTTCGGTATTCGTTAACGATGCGAATGACCGCCAACATGATTTTGTTGACTTCAAACTTGGGTTTGTTTTCGTACTGATCCCACAATGGCCCTTCCCACTGAGAGCCGCACAACGAGTAAAAACGCCTGTCTTGTAGGCATTGCAGACGCTCATCCCGCAGCGCAGTTTGTATATCGTTAAACTGCCGCAGTGCTTCAGCGTGTAAATTTGCAAGGCGTTGGTCGTTGGGTATTCGTGCCATATTTGTCCTTTTGGGGCGATTATCTACCAGCGTTTGACATTGGGCAATGGTGTAAATGTAGCCGATTTTGTGACCGCTGACCGCCTGATGCCCTCACACGCATAACGCAAAGCATCAATAACGTGATTCTTTTTGTCCTCAAGCATGGGCAGAATTCTGCCTGTCAATGGGTCTGATTTATAACTGTACAGGCTCAACTCGTCAATTGTGTGGATGCAACGAGGGTGAACAACAATGTCGTAGTTCTTTAAAAACTCGATGCCTTCCTCTACCGATTTTGGCCCTTTGATCGCAGTCATGATCTTTGGGAAACCGTTACGCTTCATGTGGCTGATGGTTTCCGGCCTGGCTGAATCTGCCACGATGGGCCACTTCTCAGCCTCTGGCACTTGCATGAATAACTCAGGGGTGTTTATAATCTCACAGCCCACCATATAGGCTTCATAATCAATGTACAGAGTGCGCCCAATAATGTGACAACGCACCAAAACTGTCGGGTCAACTGAGAAACCCCAGTCAGCACCAAGGCGGTGAATGGCATCTGGTGGTGCATCAAAGTCGTCAATTTTCCAGTTCTTGAATACCTTGCTGTTGCTGTTTTGTAGGTATTGACCCATCCAAACATGCTGATATTTGTCAGGGTCTCTGCGCTTGTCGTATTCCATTTCGTCTTTTAAGACTTGTGGAAACCACGGGTTATCGCCAAAGTTGACCTTGATTACCGAGGCACTGGATGGCGGCTCTGGCCCACGCAATAGAAAATCCACAGGATCAGACTGCTGCCTTGGATTCCATGTAAACCATAACTCGCTGTTTGGTTTGCGGATTGTTGGCCTCAGTAGGTCAAGGCTGGTCTGGCTCAAACTTTGGGCTTCCTCAACCCAAGCGCAGTCATAACCTTCTAGCGACTTGATTGAGTCTGCGGTGTGGTTCTGCATACCTTGGAAAATAATCGCACCATCGCCCTTTTTTGACTTGATGACCGAATCTTGGACTTCAAAGTAAGCCCCTGCGTTCATGGCTTCGATCTTGGTTTCTAGCAGCCGCTTGACAGATTGGTTTAGAGATTTCTGGATTTCACGAACACAAACGCTTCTGCGCTTGGGGTCAATGATGTGTTCCTCAATCATCAACTCGGCAAAGGCATGAGACTTTCCGCTGCCACGACCACCCCATGCGCCCTTGTATCGGCTTGGTTTTGTCAATGGCAATGCCCAGCGAGGGGTGTCAATCTTCAGTATTTTTTGCATCCACCACCACACGCTCAATGCGCTCAAACAATAAGGGCGCACCATCTGCGCCAGTGTGTTCTTGCTTAACAGTCTCAGCCCAGCGCATTTGGCTTTTAGTCCACCAGATCAGGCTTGTTGTATCCCCTGCCGTAGCCTTCTGAAATAGCGTCTTGGCAATCTGCCCGTTGGCTTTGGCTTTGCCCATGTCTAGTTCATGTCGGTAATGCTTACGCAAAGTCTTGTCATCGATGCCAACCAGAATGGCAATAGATTCGTGCGGCAAGCCTAATCCAGAACTGGATTCGACCAGCTTTTTGGTTTCATCAGTGGGAATATGCTCGTGATTCATTTTATAAAGGGGAATTTAACCAAATATTACACATTTTGCATTACTTCTGTCAACAAAGTGGCTTTCTTGCCTGTGAAGTCTTCCCATCGCTTTACGATCACATCGCAATACTTTGGGTCTAATTCCATCAGCCTAGCGTGTCTTCCATGCTTTTCTGCTGCCAATAATGTTGTGCCGCTTCCACCAAACAAATCCAAAACAATGTCGCCACCTTTTGTATTGTTAAGCATTTGATACTCAAACAAAGCAACTGGTTTCATTGTTGGATGTTCACCGCTTCGGCTTGGTTTATCAAATTCCAAAATGGTGGTTTGCTTACGGTCTGCCGCCCAAAGGTGTCCAGCACCGTCTTTCCACCCATAAAGACAAGGCTCGTGCTTCCAGTGGTAATCCTGTCGGCCCATGACCATGCTTGACTTTTTCCATATTAAACATTGACGTACTTTCCAGCCAGCGTCAGTGCAAGCGCCTCGAAAATTAAAACCCTCACTATCAGCATGCCAAATGTAAAAAACTGCGCCAGCTTTCATTACTAAGTCAGCAGTAACAAATGCGTCTCTTAAAAACTGACGAAACTGGTCATTTTCCATGTTGTCGTTTTTAATTTTCAAAGCATCCTTTGTTTTACCCTCATAAGCAACGTTGTAAGGTGGATCAGTTAACAGCATATCTACCCCCCCCCCACTTGTAAGTTTCGTGACAGCATCCACGCTTGTGGAATCTCCGCACATCAGGCGGTGGTTGCCAAGTTGATAAATGTCGCCCAGCTGAGTTGTTGGCTCGTCAGGAATATCAGGAACGGCATCTTCGTCTGTCAACCCCTCCACCACTTCAGGTTCAAGCAGTGCGCCTAGTTCTTTGGGGTCAAAGCCCAGCATTTCTAGTGCAAACCCATCTGCCAGCAAGTCGTTTAACTCGATGGTCAGCATTTCATTGTCCCACCCTGCATTGAGTGCCAGGCGGTTGTCGGCAATGATATAAGCCTTGCGCTGGGTCTCTGTCAGGTCTTTTAACTCGATGGTGGGGACTTCTTTGTAGCCCAGCTTTCTTGCTGCCATCAGCCGCCCATGCCCTGCAATGATGCCGTTCTCCCCATCTACCAATATCGGATTAGTCCAGCCGAATTCTTTGATGCTTGAGGCAATCTGGGCTATTTGCTCATCAGAGTGGGTGCGGCTGTTATTGACATAAGGTATCAACTTGTCCACAGGCTTTTGCACAATTTTTAGCATGGTGTCCTCAAAAAAATGGGAGCATCGGCCCCCAAAAGCTGGCAACTGCATTTTGTCAGCGTACTCATTTTGCAATGTCCGGTATAGGAATGTCAACAGGCCATTGGTTTGTGTCCACTAACAATTGAACTGTTTTGAAGTGGGCAATGTTCCATGCTTGCTGTCTTTCTGCCTTTGACCACTTTGCACCTTGGTCGATGTCATAGTGGCAAGTTTGGCATAAAGCCGCTACCAGATTGTCATCGGCTTTGATTCCTCTGCCCTTGCCACCACCCCAATTGCTATGTGCTGCTTGAATTCCATGTTCTGTTCCACAAAGCTGACAGGATAGAGCCGCCACTAATTTTAGCAGTTTCTGGCTTCTCACATATTTGTGTTTCGGGTATTGCATATTCTTTGGTGTAAAACTTATGGTTGTTTTCGCATTGGCGCTTACGGCTTACAAATTCGGGGTTTGATCGGGTATCTAAAACCTTGAGGGTTTCAGAGCCACAGCGGGGACACATCATGCTTGTCCCCTTGCTCGGATGGCGGCATCAACTTCGGATTCGCTTAAAACAGCCCATCGTTTTTGTTGAGTGTTGCGGCACAGCCTGCGATAGGTGTCGTGGTCTGTTTTTGCAATGTCATCAGCCGTGTCGATGTCATCTAACAGCATCCAAAGTTTTAAAGATTTCTCACGCTCATGCTGTGCTACTAGCTTGGCAAATCGTTCAAGCCAAAGCAAATCTTTTTCTTGAGCCAATTCAATAAATGAACCAGCTTGTCGCCCCATCTGCATAATTTCTTCTCGTGTCATGTCTCAATCCCTTTGTCTGCCATCCAAGCCAAAAGCCATTCAATGAACTCTGAGCCTTCTTCTTTGGTAAATTTGTGGCTTTGGAGGCCAAGTTGGACAACCCTTTGCCCGTCTAGGCTTGGTGCAATCTTGCCGATCTTGCGACCAGTTTCATGCGCCCAGGCATCGATGAGCAATCTTTTCCAATCCTCTGCTGTCCATTCTGACCCTGCTGCTTTCATTTGCTTGGCAACCATGTCAATCAGGGCATGAAACATATCATTCTGGTCTGTGCTGCGGGTGGCCTTCTTGACCTCTAAGCGCAATTGCTTACCCGCCTGTAAGGTTTCTTTAATCTTAGGCCATAAGTCTTTCAGGACTGTGTGTGCCTGCTGGCTGTTGTGTAGGGTGATGATCATGCTTGCCTCACAATAACTTCAACTTTTGCCACTTCGCCATAAACCTTGGTGGCATGAATAGATGTAATTTGGGAGTCGTTCTCAAAAACAATTTTGTCCATGCCATCGATCACGCTCTTGATCACGTTGTCCAAATCGGGCTTTTTGGTGTGTTTTTCAGAATTGTTTAAACAAGCCTCAGTTCGTTTTTTTGAGTATGAGGCGGGAACAGGAAAGGTGACATAAATAAACGCCTCCAAAGCCCCTTCTAGCGGTTCTGATGCGCCCATTGCCGCTTTTGCCATCATCCCAACATCGGATTCATAGTTTTTGGTCTTTTCAGGTGTGTAGGCAACAGGGAACTTTCCCCTTGTGGAAAACCTTGGTCTGCCCTTTGGTACAGGCTCGCCATAAATTGTGAACATGATCTGCATCATTTTTTATCTTTCTGTTCGTTCATGCGTTTTTTCAGATCGTCAGCAGCCGCTTGGCCTCGCCTCTTGGCAATGTCCGCTAGGGTTTGTTGCCACCAATATTGGGCTTCTCCCCGCCCCTCCTCCAAGGCTTTCTTGCGGTAGCGTCTGATCCACTCGACCGCCTCGCTGTTCTTCATAGTCTCCTGTAAGTTCAAGCGCTCTTGTGATGACAAACTCGCTAAATTGTTGTCCTTCTTTGGCTCGATCAAGAATTCTGTTTGCTTCATAGTGATTCACTTAGGATTCTCCATGCTGTTGCGGCACACAATGGAACTTGTCCATTTCCAATGGCTTTAAGTCTGTCCACCCTAGAGGCCACCCCATCAGCCACTCTACCCACATCGGGTTCAGCTTTCCACCATTCCCCGCACCCATCAATCTGGCTTCTTCTCTTGTTGTATTCTTGTTCAGTAGTTCCCATGAACCTGTCCCACCACACATACCTGCTGTTCTTGGTGTCGGCCAATTCTGCATCCTTTTGGGAGTTAAACTGCCTCCAATCATTGCCTCCGCTTCTTCCAATGTTGTTGTTCCTGAATCCACCATTTTTCTCATTTGCAGAATCATCCCTTCTGATCTTGCTTGAGATGCTGTTGGAGTTGGCCAATTTTTTTCCGACAATCCAGATTCTGTCCCTCTGATGGTTTGCTCCAACATTCGCTGCTCCCAACACTCCCCATCTCGCATCAAACCCCATTGAGGCCAAGTCTCCAAGAACTCTTCCAAGTCCCCTAGAAGTGAGCATTGGTGAGTTTTCCACGAACACGAATCCTGGTCGAACTTCACAAATGATCCTCGCCATTTCTCGCCACATTCCGCTTCTTTCTCCATCGATCCCCCCCCCCCCCCCAGCGGCAGAGATGTCTTGGCATGGAAAGCCGCCAGATACAACGTCAACAATTCCTCGCCACGGGTTTCCGTCAAAGGTTTGTACGTCATCCCAAATCGGGAAAGGCAGGAGAAGTCCGTCATTTTGTCTGGCGCACAGTACGCTTGCTGGGTAGGCTTCCCATTCGACTGCACAGACTGTTCTCCATCCGAGGAGGTGTCCACCAAGTATTCCTCCACCAGCGCCTGCGAAAAGAGCCAACTCATTCATGTTCTCCCACCATATTGTTTTCTTAATTCTGATAATTTCGCCAATGCTTCTGCCCTGATTCTTTCGCTTTCAATCTGCTCATGAATTGTTTTTTTGCGCTCAATCAAAACTGCAGTTGGTGGTTTAACAGGGATTGATGGGCCTTGATTGCACATATCCCGAAAAGCAATGGCGCTCGGTGGAAAGTCTTTGTCCAGCTTGCCAAGCGCAAAATCTAGGCTTGGCTTGTAGGTCAAGAATCTGCCAAGATATTGCTTCCAAGTCTGTCTGACAAGGTTGGGGTCAACATCTTGCCAATGCGTGATGAATCGTGAGCCGTAAATGGCGTTCATCATTCCAAAGATGTAATCAAAACCTGAGTCTGGATCACAAAAGTCGTTTTCGTTCCACATCTTGTGCCTCCAGTACTATGGTTTCAGGTTTAGCCCAAAATGGCGTTTTAGGAATTGATTTGCCCCTAGTCAACTCTGCCATCACGTTTTGACGTTCTTCAGACTTGGTGAGTTTTTCTTTTAGCCATTCAGCTTTTAAGCCCTGGCTGCCACGGGTACACCACTCAATCAAAAACTGCTCAAGTGACCAACCAATCTTGCTAGCCTCAGACCTTGCGCCTTTTAGGACTGTTTCGGTCACAGAGGCTTTCTTGGCTTTCCTGAGTTGCAACCAATCATTCCAAACTTGTTCAGAAACATCAGGGGGACAAGCAACGACAGTTGCTTTCTCTTTCTTTGGTTTATGGTTATTGGTTATTGGTTTATGGTTATTGGTTGCTATTGGGGTAGCATTAGGGGGGCTATTAGCCTCCCCATTGGGGGGTGTTCCCCACCTTTTAGCCGCCCCACGTTTGCCAGCCTCTGCAAACTCTTTGTATTGCTTTATTTCCTTGTCAGCCCTTGGGTTTACAAATCCATCTTCTGTGGACAAAAAGAATTCATTTAACACTGTCAAAACATCTTCTTCATGCTCTTTCATGCCAACTTGTCTGGCAGCATCTCTGTGCTTAATTGGTTGTTCGTGCAAAAAGTAGTAGTCCAGAAGTCTGCGATAGGCCAAATCTTCCATCAATGAAAGATGCCTGGTGTGACTCATGTAGTCACCAATGTGAAACTGGTAGTAATGCATAGCTCGCCTTTTCATACTCCCTTAAAAGAAACTGCGGCAGGAGAGGGAGGTAACTCTTTTCGGTCTGCTCATGACTTCAGACCTAGCCGTGTTTCAAACAATCTTAATCCAAAAACCAATCAGGCCGCAACAACTTTAATTGCCAAATTCTTGCTTGAGGCACAGTTTTCCATTGAGACACAGCCGCTTGGCTGATGCCCAACAACTTGGCAAGCTCATCCTGTGAGCCAGCGAGTGCAATAAACTTATTTTTGTCCATACGCAAATTATACATTAGCTAGCTAATAACCCCACAGTTGACTTGGTTATATAAGGTGCGTTATAGTCCATCCATGCCCTGAACTTCTCGGGGTCTTTTTAGGAGTCAATATGACACAACTTTTCAAAGCAGATTGCTACTTTCAGCAAGAACAATATAACCCCCGTATTCGTGCAACTGTTCCTCCAGCTTGGGTAATTGAGTTTGATTGTGCTTTGCCAGGCACAAATGTTCCTCCCGTGTTTTTTGGTCATTCCCGCAAAGAAGCAATCCAAAACGCAATTGATACTTTGAAATCTTTTGGCTTGACAGGCCGTTTAATTCTTAATTAAGGAATTGCCATGATTGACTACAAACTTCACTACCACTTTGATGAATTCGTCACTTATGACGATGGCACAACCCTTGAGAAAGTCAAGGTCGGTTATGACTACTACCCAGCAGAATTCAATCTGCCCCATGACCACAACTCAGCAGAAATTTACGATGTGTTTGTCTTTAGCGAAAAGGGTGATGACATTTCTTGCGATCTGTCCTCATCTGAATTTGAACGCATTGTGTCTGAGGCCAAGATTCACCACGCTCGTATGCTAAAGGAACAAAATGAAATCTAAGATCATCACAACAATTGTCGAATGGACATTGGCGATCATCATCTTTGGTGGTTGGGGCGTAATGCTCGCATGGAGGGGTTAAACATGATTGACAAACTCAAAGATTATTTCCGCTTGCCATCACCAAAAGAACTGGCTGCCAAAGAACTTGAAATGGCACAGCGCAAGCTATTGGAGGCTCTCAGTGCCAATGAATACGCAAAGCGCATGGCTGAGTACCACCAAGACCGAATCAAACGCCTGACAGCTTATTTAAAGGAAGAATCATGAACGCAGACTACATCATCAATGAAGTGGCACAAAATGCCGCCAGTATCTATGAGGGCCAAGACCCACGGGATCGCCTGGCCTATCAAGTCGGGATGCTTCAGGGCAAGATTCGCAGCCTTTGCTACTTAATCAACATCACCGCTGAAGAACTTAAACATTTGCAAATCGAACTTTCACAGGAACAATCATGAAAAACATCGCAACTGCATTGGTCAAAGCACAAAAGGCTTTCGGCCCTGCGCTCAAGTCCTCAACAAACCCTCACTTTAAATCACGCTATGCTGACTTGTCAGCTTGTGTTGAGGCAGTCATTGATTCTCTGAACAACAATGGCATTGCCTTGATTCAGCAAAACCAACCATCGCCTGATGGGGTGATTATTGAAACCATCTTTCTCCATGAGTCTGGTGAATCCCTAAACTGTGGACAATTATTTGTTCCGGCTAACAAGCACGATGCCCAAGGTTTTGGCTCTGCTTTGACTTATGCACGTAGATATTCCCTGATGGCGGCTTGCGGCATAGCACCAGAAGATGATGATGGCAACACAGCCAGCCGTAGACCTCAAGTCAATGAAAGCGCCCTTGTAGACCACTTGGCGGCAATCGAGGCATCTACCGACCAAGATCAATTAAAAGCCGCCTACAAAGCCGCTTATGCCGCTTGCAATGGTGATTCTGAATGGCAAAAGAAAGTGATCGCAGCCAAAGACAAAGCAAAGGCCAAATTATGAAAACAGATGAAGATGATGAATTCGACCGCATCGCCCATGAAGCAGAAATGAAAAGTGGTCAGCCATACCATTGGGATGTTTATGTCTCACCCTCACAGCGCAATCAGGTGCTAGATGAAGTGGCAGCTGAGATTCAGAAAATGACCGCCTTTGGTCAGGACACATTGGACAGTTTTAGCGTTTACATAAAAGGAATGAAATCATGATTGAAATGATGGATCAAGGCACAGAGGAATGGTTCACCATTCGTATTGGCAAAGTCACCGCTTCCCGTGTGGCTGACGTTATTGCTAAGACAAAAACGGGCTATTCAGCAACCCGTGACAACTACATGGCCCAGCTGGTGTGCGAACGCCTAACGGGTCAAAAGGGTGAGAGTTTCACTAATGCTGCCATGCAACACGGCACAGACACAGAACCCCTTGCCAGAGCCGCTTATGAGGCTTTACAGGATGTTTTGGTTGATGAAGTGGGGTTTGTACCTCATCCCTCAATCATCATGGCTGGTGCTTCTCCTGATGGCTTGGTGGGTGATGATGGCCTCTTAGAAATCAAATGCCCCAACACAGCCACGCACATTGAAACTTTGCTGTCCCAAAGTGTGCTAGGCAAGTACAACACCCAGATGCAGTTTCAAATGGCTTGCACAGGGCGGCAGTGGTGCGATTTTGTCAGCTTTGACAATCGCCTACCCGATGAACTTCAATTGTTTGTGAAACGTGTCCCACGGGATAACGAGTTCATCAAGCAAATGGAAGATGAAGTGGTCAAATTCTTAAACGAACTTGATATCAAAATTGCTCAACTTATGGATTTAAAAAATGTCTAAAAAACTCTATGAAATCACCATCGTGTCAGGTAAGTACACAAACAAAGATGGTCAAGAAAAATCACGCTATCAAACCATTGGCTCGGTCATTGAGACCAAGAACGGCCCAATGCTCAAGTTGGACAGCATCCCACTGCCTGATGGCGGCTGGAACGGCTGGGCATATTTGAACACCCCAAAGCCAAAGGAAGATTACAAGGGCTTGCCAAAAGACGAGGAAGATATCCCATTTTAAGTAACAGGGGCATTGCCCCTAACAAGGAAATATCATGGACTATAAAGACGCATTTAAGAAAATTTTCGCCATGCCAGACTTCCCAAGAGTCAGGGCAAATGATCCCCTAACATCGTTTCAGGCAGCCGATTCAATCAAAGAAGCCGCCACCCAACACCACCAGAGAATCTTTGAGTGTCTCCAAATAAACGGGCCACTAGGCAAGGATGGCATCTCAGCTTGTACCAACTTGGACAGCAATCAGGTTGCCAGGCGGCTCAACGAAATGAAAATAATGGGCTTGATTGAATTGACAGGCAACACAGTCAAATCAAACTCAGGCAGAAGCGAAAGAGAATGGCAATGTACCCAATCGAACTAGGCGGCAATCAGCCTGTTCACAGATTACGAACTTGTAATAAATGTGATGAGACCAAGCCGCCAGAGGGAGGGGTTGATATGGGACACAAATGGATTTGCCAAACTTGTTGGATCATGCGTTTGACAGGCAAACATTTGCGCCAGAACTCAACTCAGAAATAAGGCTCTTTCGTCAATTCTGCGTTTTTGCAAGCCTTTGAGAACTTTGCCGCCAGCCATGCAGTACTTGAGAAGTTCCTCGGCAGCGCCCTCCATGTCTCCCCTAAGTACCTTTTGGCGCAGGGTTGACCTCTGGAGTGTGCCTAGCCCTACATTGAAAGAAAATGAAACCAGTGCGTCAAACTGTCCTTGAGTAAGAGGCACAGGACAATAAGTAGCCACGCCTTTCTCAAACCTAGTAAGGTCTGCCCTAAGTATTGCATCGACTTCCTCCATTGAGTGTTTACGCATGGCCTCTGGCGGTGGCACAAAGGCATCCCGCTGATCAATCTTGAGTTTGCCTTGCTCTGGAAACATCACATGACCAACCCCTACAGTCCACAGCTTTGCAGGGCATTTATAGGGATTCTGCCTCACGCCCTCGTGATGGCGAATCATGTGCAAGCACTTGTCTG